GCAATATCTGGAGCTATTTTATTAAATAGTTCCTTATTTTTATTTATATCTAAAGTTGTATTTTGTTTAAAGGCTTTCTCGTATAAAGGTGCTGCAATTTCGCTCCTTGCTTTTGCTAAATCATCTATATTGCCAAAATAAGCACCTACAGGTGATATATCTTTTGACAATTGCTCACTAACTCTTTTTACTGCTCCAAAACTTCTTTGTTCTAATGCATCGGTAACTACATCCTTTGCTTGTGGTAATTTTGCGATGCTTCTTGTTAATCCTTTTACTTCATCTCCTGCTACATCTGGAATAACTGAAATTTTACCTTCTTGTAATTTATCTAAAATTGGCTGTGCGTCTTCTGGTCTTATACCTTTTGCAATTATATCTTCTGGCTTGGTTGCTACAAATTGTCTTTTTACTAATCCTGCCGTGCCTTTTATTGTTTTGCCTGCACCAAGTAAAGCTCCACCAGTTAGACCACCCAACCCTGCACCAATTGCTGTTTGCTTTACTCTTTCTTTTGCTGTTCCCTCTTCTGTTGGCTGTATAAGCTCTGCTGCCGCACCCCCCGCAATACCGCCTTTTATTAATCCCATTCCTGCACCTACTGGCAAAGCTGGAGCAATGCCACCAATAAAACGCCCTACCTTTCTTGCTGTTGAATCATCTTTTTCTAATTCTTTTTCTTTTGCTATTTGTTGCCCTATCTTTCCTGCAAACTCTTCTTGTCCCAATAGCTCAGCTCCTAATTGAGTTGCACCTACTGCCGCACGACCTAATCCTTCTGTAAATCCTGCCAAACCCTCTACTGTTGCAGTTCCAACTTTTGATAAAAAAGATAGGTCTTGAGGTTTATCAAATTGCTGTTGTGAAGCAAATTGCATAACTTGATCTTGTGTTGTACCCTCTGGCACTTCAAACCTTGCTATTCTTCCGTCTGGTAATTGTATTTTTGCTATTGGCATTATTCAAATCCTAAAAATTTAATTCCTCCTGTTGCTGGTTGCTCTGTTGGAGTCATTCTTGGAGCATTACCTCTTAACATATCGCTAATTCTAGCTTTACCTTCTTTATCTGGGAATAGTGGATTATTTTCGTAAAATTCTTTTTTAACTTTAGCAAATCCTTTAAAAGTTCCTTTTTCAGATAAATATTGATCAGCAAGATTTTTTAGCTGTAAAGTTCTTTCTTTGTCCCTCATTCCTATTTCAATTAAAGCTAGATTTTGAGATTGTGTTTTATTTCTATTAGGAACACCAGCTACTAAGAATCTTAAATCACGATCAGAAGTTGCACCTGTCAACCCTCCATCTTCTCCTTTTGGATTTCTAAGTTGTAAAGCAAGTTTATTCCCAACCGCTGCGATAATAGCATCATCTTTTAACCCTTTTACATCAAAACCAAATAAATCAGCTACTTTCTTACTTCCTGCTCGTAAATCAGCAAAAGCACCCTGTGCCGCATCTGGATTACTAACTGCTTGTCTTAAAGTTTCTAAGGTTTCTATACCTCTCCTTGCTTGATCTCCTGCATCCGCTATTGACTCATACTTTTTAGCAAAAACTTTCCCTAACTGCTTTCTTTCCTCCGTTTCGAATTCTCCAGTTTTAACCTCCACCAATGGCTTTGTAGGTTGTACTTGTTGCTGTATAGCTTGCCTTCCTATGTCTTCTGGTATTAGTCCTGCTTCAATATCAGCTTGTAACTTTGCTAATGGTGATTGCGGGGTTGGTGCAGTAGGTGGAGTTAATTCAGATTTAATAATTTGTTGCACTAAAGCATCTTGACTTGTTGGCGATAATAAATCAGCAAATTCAGATGAAATCCCCTTCTGTTCTAATAACAAGCCCATCTTCTGCTTTCTTCTTTCATTTTCTGCCATTAATTTATCCCTTGCTTTTTTTTCAGCATAAGCACCTATTGCAGCAGTTCCTAATTGTGCAGCTAATACTCCATAACCGCCTCGAGGATCAAAACCTTCTCCACTTATTGCAGCTTGTGTTATTTGACCTGCTTTTTGTAATTCTTTTTGTAGTAATTCTCTATTTGTTGCCATATTTTTTAAATTCAACATCAATTAAATCATAATTAACCGCTAGGAAGCCATCTTTCTCAATTATAGCCTCTGGATTACTTTCTTGTACTTCTTGAGCAATTACACCTTGATAAACTTCTGGTTTACCCTTGTAGTTAAACTTGTAAATATTGAGTCCAGATTTTGACTCTCCTATTTTAATTATATTGTCTTTCAGCCTTTTATCTGAAAATAATTTTTTAAAACCCCCTACTTGACCAGCAGCACCAATTACACTACTACCAAGACTACCTAAACCTCCAATTAAAGCACTTTGTCTCTGTAAACTTCTATCTTTTCTTGCTTGCTCTGCTTGGAAAGCTCTGTTTAATTGCCCCTGCTCAGCACCGAATAAATCTAAACCGCTAAATTGAGGTTGGAATTGTCCAAAACCTACCCCACCTACTTGAGCTTGACCAAGTAAAGATGCTAATTCATTAAATCTTGCTGATCTTTGGGCTTCTGCTGTTTGCACTGATTCAAAAGATAATTGTTGTAATTGCCTACCTTGTGATTGTTGCAACCTGTCTAATTCTCTTGCGTAAGCCTCACTTCCTGCTGGAATGCCTCTATCTGCTAAAGATTGTTCTAATTGCTCTTTTTGTTCTGTAAAAGCTGGTTCTAATAACTGTCTCCCTTGCTCAAATCTTGCTGATGGGTCTGTACCTGGAAGCTCTATTCCTTGTAGTTGAGATGAAAGGCTTTTTGCCAATGCTTCTTGCCTTTCTCTTTGTTCTTGTTGAAAAGGCGATTCTTCGATTCTTACTGTATTGGTTAGGGGGTCATATATTTGGCGACCACCTGGGCCAACAATATTAGGGTTATTTAATAGTAAATCTTTTTGTTGTTCTGGCGATAGTTTAGAAAATAAATTAGCTGTCGTTATTTGTTCTCTTGCTAAACCAGGCCTGCCCTTAGCCCTTTCAGCTCTATTTGCCGCATCCACAGCAGACTCTAGAAGCCCAAAATCTCCCATAAGGGCGAAATTAACACCGAATTTATCCGCCACTTTATCAAATCCAACATCTTTTGCTACTTTTCCTACTGCTTTTTTAAAAGTTGATCCTATACCCATTATAAAATATTATTAACTGTTACGCTATAGTCGGTTCTATACCAACTAAGCTGTTGACCATTTAAGGCAACAAATATCTTCATTCCTAAAGCTACACCTTCGCCAGAAGTTACAACTAGTTCATTTCTGATTGCACTTACAGGTGACCAAGGAGAACCCCAAGGTGAACCCCAAGGCGTGCCAGATGAAACACTACTAACATCTTGAGTAACTGCCCTAGAGCCATAATCAAAACTGATTGTAGTATTTAAAACAACATTACCATCAACATTAATTATATTTCTAAACTCATTTACTACTTTTTCTTGTGGAGAACCTAAATCAGAATAAGCAGCCTGTACTGTGCAAGGGATATTGCTCCCATTGTCATTTAAGCCATTATCTGCTTTCATTATAGAGCCATTTTCCCCAAAATACAAGCTGTTATCATATAATCCCCAAGTTCTCGCATTCATATTTGAAAACTCAAATCCTGCTCCTGTAATTGTATTTAAACCATATTGTTTATAAGTTGTATTGGTAGCAACTGGCACATTAAAAAACAACCAACCACCGATTGAAGCTTTTGGATATAAAACAACCTCCCAACCATAATTTGAAGAATAAGCATTTGCTGAATCTAAAGCCGCACCAGATAACTTTGTTTGAGAAGTTACTGCACCACCATTCTTAAATACTTCTGAAAAGAAAACAAAGTCAGGTCTTGTCATTATTGCAACATCTCCACCTACTTTTACAACTGATCTTACACTTAAAGGTTCGCCTATTTTATATATACCAACTAAATTCCAATCATTGGCACTAGCAGGATTAGAGCCATCATATAATAAGGCAGTACCACTAGACATTATGAAAAGAGCGTAATCATCAACGCCATCACCGCCATCATGATTCCAAGTTGCCATTGTAATTAAATTTCCTCCATAAGGTGCTATGCCAGCAAGATCAAATTTATGAAATGTCCCTTGTATTGCATTAGTCGAACCATACCAAAAAGCTGAATCATCAGTTGACCAGACATAAAGTCTATTTTTATGCACATTGCAACCGTCTAATTCTGATGGTGTTAATCCTGAGCCATGTATCGTTGAATTGCTTAATGTCGATCCGTCATAAACTTGCGGCGTGTCTGCTCCATTAAATAATAATAGGTTGCCATTCATATTAACTGTCTGCCATCTAGCATTTGTAAAACCTGATCCTAAATTAGATATTGAGGCAGGATTTGTGACATCGTTTATCTCGTCTGAATTTGCACAAATAAATTTTTTAGTTGTACCATCTCTTAATTCTGCTAAAGTTTCAACATTACCATTTAATCCTGTTACGTATACTGAATAACCTTTTCTTGTTACTACTTTACCTTGAGATGGAAACCAGTTTGTCATTTCTGGAGCATCAGTTGCTTCCATTTGAGATAATGAGTCACGAGTATTAAGACCACCAGTAGGAGCGGCGACATTAGTTCTTAATGCTTGCCCTACTCTTTCTTGTTGTAATCCTGGATATTGTCTTAATAATTCTAATACCATTATGATTGATTTATAATTTCAGGATAACCAATTTTACCATTTCTAAGCCTTGTAACTGAGTGTCTTATGGTATGCCTACCAGCATTTATCCCCACTCTTTCAGCTAAGGCTAAATTTGCTTGCCTTTGATCTTCTGCGTAAGGTCTGCCTTGTACTTTTAACAAGTTCCAAGTTGCATCTAATTTTAATATAAATTCATCTATTACAGGAACATCGGTATCAGCAAGCCAGCCAGATTGACCAGTTCCACCGCTACTTTTAACAATGTTTTTGCTTATATATTCAAATACATAACCATCTGTACTTGTTGGCGTAGGAAATATTAATATTTCATTACCTCTAAACCTGTAATATTCATTAATTGCACCAGAGCCAACAGTGCTATTTACAAGCTCCCTCCAATCTTCTGGAGATATAGAGCCAATCATCTCTTCTTTGTCGGTTGTATTCCAGAAAGAATTATTAATTATCCTGTCAAAATCTGTAGGCAATGAATAATTATTCTGAGATGCAACCGCATTAAAACTATATTCTTTTGTTAGCTCTTGCCAATCGTAAGATCTTGAAAGATTTACGATTGATCTTTTAAGCACCTCCAAAATTTGAATAGCAACAGGTTGATTGTTACCAATAATCGTGCTTGGTATTGTTGCCGCTTTTGTTTGTTGTAATATCTCTTGGGCGATGCTTAATAGGGTCATTATTTTTTATTTAAAGACTGTTTTAGATCCTTAAAAACTTGGTAAGAATTAGGAAATCTTATGCTATCATGCACTAAAAAACTATCTCCCATATTATTAACAAATCGTTGCTCGCTAGCTGGTCGAATTAATTTAGTGTATTTGTCATTTGATCCGTAAATAGAAATGTATTCTTTTATTATCGTACCATTTTTTTTGGTCTCTATTTCTTTTTCAAAAAACGCTACATTAAAACCATTCTCTTTGATATGCTTTGCTTTATCTAAAGTTACAATCTCGCCTTTCTTAAAATCTTGTTTAGTCATATTATATAAATTGTACTAGGGGGAGTTACCCCCTAGCAGTTGATTAGTTATCTTTACCGTCAGCAACTTCAGGTCTAGCAATTTCTAATTCAGCTAAACCAGTTGAAGGGGTATCAATAGCAGATGCACCTTTACATCTTCTAATATAGTCACCAGCAACATCAGCATCATCAATAGTACCTGCTGTTGAAGTTAAGTAACAGTCAGCATTATCAGCGAAAGAAGCGGCAACCTTGCCAACAGCTTTACCGCCGATTTGATACCAACCATATTCATTAGCAACAGTTGCAGCCATTGCAAAAGCTACCGGGCCAACAGCATTAGCAGATGCTAAAGTTGTTGAAAAGTCATCAGCGTTATAAACAACCGCTGAACCTACAACAGTTGAAGCAACACCTTTTAGATAAATAAACTCACCAATACCATAATCAGTAGTATCTTTATCTATTGCTTTAATAATAGTACCTAGAGGCACATTTTTAGTTGAAGAATTTTCATCAATCTTTTGATTGTAGATTGTAATTTCTGTACTTTTAAAATTTGACATTTTTATAATAAATTGCGGGAGGTTTTACCCTCCCTTGTTAATTAGTCGATCATTACACCATGTACTCTTGCATTATCAATAGTAAGGTTCATTAAGCCTGTAATTGGTAATACATAGACATCTTGGTTAACTGGTCTAGTTACTTCGCCTCTTTCTAAGAAGTCGCCTAAATGCTTTAATTTAATATGACTAGTATTTAAAAAATACATATGATTAGCTGGGCATTCTGGATCATAATAGACCTCTGCTTGTTTGTACTTTAATACATCGAAACCTAATTTGCCTAATCTGCTGTCAGAAATTCTTTGGATAGTTTGTAAAGAATCTTCAAAGAAGCCAAAATTTATATCATCAGCAGTAATTAAGTCTGGTTGTTGGCCAGCTTGAGCTTGACATCTTCTATATAAAGAGTTCATAGCAGACTGAATAGTTGTAGCATCTTTAGTTTTAGACTCGACAGAAAAATCATAAAGTTTGTTTCTGAAGAAAGCACCATCAGTAGTTGATCTATCAATACCGCCTACCGTGCCAGTTGTTGGATCATCAGCAACTAATAATTGTAAACCGCCGATTTCTTGACCACCTGAACCAGTACCATCTGAATAAATTGCAGTACCAATAGTATTTTTTAATGAGTTTTCCAAGTTTTTAACTTTTTCTTCCATTAAATTAACAATTCTTTCTTTTCCTGCGTTTTGCTTCATTTCTTTACCAGTCATAGTGATAGTACCAGAAATAATTTTTTGCTCAAAATCAGCAGCAGTAATTACATCTTGCGGAGTAGTGTCGAAAGTGTCATATTCACCTTGGAATTGAACCGTGCCATTAGAAGCATAAGTTAAATTCTCTCTAAAGTTTACACCACCAGATTCACGAACTACATTTCCTGCGTCGTTTAATTTTACTAATAAAGGGTGAAAGTTTAAGATATTGTCAGTAACATCTTTTTTGTAGTTATTGAGTGTAGTTGTCAATAACTGCGAAATATTAGGATTTGCCATTGTTTAAATCTATTAAAATTATTATTAAAATAGATGTCTAAAACTATTCAAAGAGTTTAGCAATCGCCTCAGCGTTTTTTTCTTTAGCAGATAAATTCCTTTTACTATTAGTTAAATTAGGAGAATATTTTTTATTATTCTTTACTTTAGCAAGAGCTTCTTTTTGTTTAAGTTTCTCTTTTAAAAGTAATTCTTGTTGTTGCTCTGCTGCCAATTCGTCATCAAGTAACACCGCTTTATTGTATGCCTTTTCTAAGGTCAATGTGCCATTTTGATCTGCTTGAAACAATAGAGCCATATTCTGCCTAACTCTTTCAAAGTAAGGATATTTTAAAGAGCCATCTTCATTTTCAGATTGTGCAAAAGCTGTTAATTCTTGTTGAACGCTCTGGGCTTGATTATTAGCTTCTCTATCTCTTAACTCTTTTAGTTGTTTTTCAACATCTTCAAGTTTTTTCTTTTGCTCAAGCTCTTGCTCTGTAAGATATTCATCCTCATCATTTGCAACAGGTTTATTCTGCAAGGAAGTTAATTCTTCCAGTTTAGCTCGCATTTCTGCCAACTCTTTCCTAGTATTCCCCAGCTCAAGACTTCTACGATCAAAATCTACTCTTCTTTTTTTTGTAGCTTCAATTGCTTCTTCTCTCAATTCTGGGTCTTTGATCTTTTTGACAAGCTCTTTTTCTTCCTTAGTCCAACCGCTAGTCAGTTTAAGAAATTTTAACTCCTCTTCTGGATCTTCCGATTCTTCAACTGGTGCATTTTCTGCACTAGTTGCCTCATCATTTTCATCAATATTATCTTCTTGGACAGGCTCCTGATTCTCAATCTCTTGATTCTCTTCTTGCTCTCCTAGAATTTCAGCTATTGATTCGCTGTTTTTCTCCATTGTATCTGTCATAAAAATATATTTAGATAAAATCTAGCTGTATTATAGATTATGTAAAATTAATTGTCAAGGTTATGTAAAATTAGTAATCCTTTATATGGCAATTATTAGCTTTTAAATGGTCTAAATAACCGCCTTTTGTTGTATACACCTTTCCATCAACATGGCTTTCAATTCCTCCGTACTTAGAAATATAGCCGTCAATAGTTAAATCTTCTCCACAAGCAGGCATCTTTCTCTGTTTTGATGCTCCACTTCTTCCGTAGCCATCAAATACCCACTCTTTTTTTCCGTCTATGATTTTTAAAACCTTTCTAGTCATTTCTTATTTGTTCATTAAGTCGTTGTGTTCTTGATTCGATTATCTCTTCTGGTGATGGTGCTACTTTTTCTAATACTTTTGCTTGACGATCTGCTGCTTTGTTTGCATCTTCGAAATCAATTTTATCTTCAAATTGTCTTTGGTTTTGCAAGACTCTAGCCTTCTCAATATCAATCTTTTGCTGCTCTAGGTTAATTTTAGCTTTCTCACTCTCTACCTTAAATTGAAATTCTCTTTCTTGTCTTTCATTTTGAGCTTGTGCCAACAATTCTTCTTGTGACGGTTGTTGCTCCTCTTCTTCATTTGGTTTTGCAAGTAAAAATTCTTCTAAGTTTCTACCCACCTTAAAAGGTCTAGCCACAAATCCCAAAAACTCATTAAAAGCTTCTGGCTGTATGATTCCAGCTTGTACTAAAGGCGTGAATTGTCCAGCAAAATTAGTTAATGTTGCTATAAATTGTATTCTATCATTCTTGTCTTGTTGCTGGTCAACTGATATAGTAGAGTCTGTCTCAATATCAATAGAGAATGATCTTAGTGCATCATCTTTTAAAACTTTGTCAACCTCCTTAACTTGGTCAAGACTCATTGCAAAGCCTTTTAACTCATTTTGAGCAATATCCATAGTTTTATTGAAGCCGATTTCTGCTTGTTGTTTTAAAGCTTCTATCTGTTGTACTTTTTGCTCTGCTGTTATATTTTGAGGTAAATTATTAATAGCCTCTTGTAATAACATATTTTGATTATCTTGTGCAGTCTGTGCTATTGACTCTAAATCTACTATTTGACAATTTGTAATCTTAACCAACTCTTCTATTGTGTAGTTTTCAACGATTAATTCTGCCATAATTTCGATAGTATCACGAATTGCAATTTCATTTGCTCTTTGTAATGGTTGTATTCTACTGATAGCAAAATCACCTTTTAGCCTTTGAGCTGTTGCTGTTTCTGACGCTATACTAACACCTCTTACAATATCAGATAAACCTGTAATTTCTCTTATATTGTTAATAATTTGAGCTTTTTGATTGTTAAGTAATGTGATAGTATTTGCGATAGGTACTATATCTTTAACATATATTTGATCTTTAATATTTATTGTTGAAACTCCTGATAATGGTGCAAATTCGCCATCTTCTCCGTTTAGTAAGTTTTCTATATCTTTTGCCTCGCTTACTGTATTATAAACGCCTGTATATTTAATTTGCTCTGTTAATGATCTAATTCTATTATCAATAATATTTAATTCCTCCGCTTGCGATTTATACATTCTGTAAAGAGGGATTGGCAATAGTGAAGATGGGTCGCTATCAGTACCAACGGGACGAGCGATGGGAAAAAAACTAGTTAAATTATAGGGGTCTTTGTCAACTTGAATAACTTTTTCTTGTGAAAACCAAATTACTTGTTTATTTACTTTATCCCAAATCTCCCATAACTCCAAACTTTCTGGCTTACTGCTTAACTCGTCAGAAGAATCCATTTCAAGTTCCTTTGCATCATTGCCAAATAAATCAAGTAATTCATCTTTTGTTTTATAACATCTAAAAGCAATCCATTTGAGATCATCCCAATTTTTGGCTGTGTGATCTGTTAAGAAGTCTTTATATTCAATTCTTTTTGGATAAACTTTTTTATTAGTGTTATCAAGTATTTCCTCGCCTTCATCTGTTTCTATTATCTCGCCATCTTCCATATAAACACGAACCAATCCACGACCATTAATTAAAAAGTCTTTTCTTGCTTTACTAAATGTAGTGTCTGCTTTTGTTATTTCTAAAAAATAAGATATTGTTCTTTCTAATATTTCTGATGCAATCTTGGACGCCTCATCATCATCTTTATATCTTCTAGTAATATTCGGAGATGGTAATCTGGAGTAAACCAGAGGGGCTAATGTTTCAGTATTAGCAAAAAATATATTATATCTATTCAAACCGTCTAAATTATGTTGGTCTTTGTAAATATCCTCATATTTTCTAGCCTCTGCAAAGTATTTTTCATGATACCTTAAGCAAGAATCTAGTTCTTTTTTCCATACCTCGTGAAGGTCTGCTTTTTGTTTTGATTTCTTTTGATCTTCGTTAGACATAACTATTTATTATAAAATAATAAACAAGGTTATGTAAAATTAGTTAAAAAGTCAAGCTATTCATAATTAATAACTTTTTTGTTTTTTCTTATCTGGTGAGGGTTGAAGTTATCCCAAAAATCTCTTGTTGGATCTGGTATTGCGTTTTTAATATCTATAGTTACTGGTCGAGCCATAGAAATATATCTTAAAACATCTAATAAATGATCCTCTAACGAGGTGTCCAAATCTTCAGGCTTCGTTTTATCGTATTGCATTATTGGTAAAGTTCTAATTAAATTTTTGCAACTCTCTGTTATATATATCAGAGGCTTGCCATCTCTACCTGTTAGCCTGCTTCTTATCTGTTGCCAGCCTGCGACCCTTTTATTATCTGCTCTTTCATAAATACAACCATATTTTGCTAATTCCTCAGCTTGAGTCATTCCCATATTCTTTTTACTTTCATCAAATATTGCAGGATCGGCAACTTGCTTATTCATTACTTCGTTATCTTGCATTTGCATCGTGTTTTTAGCTATTTCTGGCAATTCCATTTTTAAGCCTTTATTCGGCTTTCCTGTCCATCCATAATATTCTTTATAAATTATTAATGAGTCTCTAGGGAAAGAAACATGTTTACCATTTATATTTATAAGACTTCCGTCACTTATAGCACCCCATAACACACCAAAAGGGGCGGAATATCCCCAGTCAAAACCTCTGATTTTATACCAATCGTGGGGGATTTCAAAATCTTTTACAATATGAATATCTTTGTTGAAAGTATCAAAATAAGCTCCCTCAATAGCATCCCAATCTCCATCAAGCATTGCTTTTGCTAATGCACCACCTAAACCAAGTAATTTATGCTTATAAAGTGGGTCGTTTTCTGTCATGGTCGGATTATCTTCTAATTTAGCAGGAATAAATTGTCTTGTCATTCCCCCTTCTTCATTAGACATTTGGTAAATTTCTAAAGGATTTTTGTTGTCTATAAATTCACTTTTAACAAATTCATGCCCTACTCCTCCAGGATTAGAACCGCAAACAATTCTTGGTAAAACACCAAACAAACCTTCTGGAACTTGTAAACCACCAATACGGACTCTGCCTCTTAGAAATTTATAAATATATTCGCTAAAATGTGTCAATTCATCTATTAGCAATACATTAATTTCCACACCTTGATATTTGATTACATCCTTCTCGTGTTGGCAATGGCATAGATGAATTTTTGCACCATTCCAAAAAGTTATTTGAGC